GCTGAATGGGTTGGTCCGGCACAAGGTCAAATAGATCCAACAAAAGAAACAACTGCCGCAGAGTTACGAGTATCCTCCGGATTCTCCACACGAGCACAGGAAGCGGCAGCCATGGGCAACGATTTCCAACGCGTTATCCGCAAGCGTAAAGCAGAGGAGATACTTATGCGTGAGGCGCAAATCGGGATTACTCCAAATCCAAATCCAGAGCCAACACAAACTACTAATCAGGATGTAACCCAATGAAAATTCTACCAAACGGAAAAAACGTTTTACAATCGCTCTCAAATCCTTGGTTAATTACCAAAGATAAATTTACAGAATTACTCAGATTAGCCGCAGAGCCTAGCGAAACAATCAATAAAATCAATGCTTTTATGAAAAGCAAACCGCAACAAAATAAAATGGACGGGTTGCAAATCGTTGATAATATCGCAGTGATTGGAGTCGTTGGAGTATTGACTCGTTACGATTCTTGCGCCTCCGAAATGATGGGCGGCACTTCCTACGATACATTATCCGCAGCGTTAGAGCTAGCAATCAACGAGCCAGCCATTCAAGGAATTATACTCGATGTCAATTCTCCAGGCGGAGAGGTTGACGGTTTATCCGAATTAGCCGACAACGTCAACGCAGCAAGCAAAATTAAACCAATCGTTTCCTATGTTTCTGGAACTGGAGCAAGTGCGGCTTATTGGCTCGCAGCCTCTACCGGAAAAATCGTCGCAAACAAAACGGCGCTCGTTGGCTCGATTGGAACTGTTGCGACTTATACCGATTACTCCAAACAAAACGAAATGGAAGGCGTTAAAGAAATCGAATTTGTATCAAGCGTATCTCCAAACAAACGACCAGACTTAAACACTCCAGAGGGCAAAGCCGAAATTCAAAAAAATATTGACGCTCTTGGAAAAATTTTCGTTGACACAATTTCGCAATACCGGAAAACAAGTGCCGAAATAGTGGAGAGCGAATTTGGAAAGGGCGGAGTTTTGATTGCTAATGATGCGTTAAGCGTCGGCATGATTGACAAAGTTGGAAATTTCGAAGACGCGGTTGCAATGCTCGAAAAGCAAATTGCAAAAACAAATTCTCCAGAAAAAAAACTGAATACTATAATCACACAAGGACTAGACGAAATGGAACTGAGTGCAGAGGAAAAACAAAAATTAATTACAGAGGCTGCGGCTAATGAACGAAAACGCATTACAGCGATTGACGCTCTCAGAATCCACGGCGAAGAGGATCTAATTAGCGCGGCTATTTTAGACGAGTCGATGACAGCGGAAAAAGTCTCAATGCAAATTTTAGAGCGCAAAACTTTAAAACAAAAAGCAGCGTTAGACGCGAGAGAGATTGACGCAAAAGAAATTCCGGCAGTTAAAAACGCAACTAGCGAGGATCACTCCAATGAGTTCGACTCCATGGTTGAGCAAATGGCCGCAATTGCAAACAAAAATCCTAGGAGAATATAAACGAAATGTTAAATACAACAGAAACAAACACAATTCAAACTCTCGTTATTGGCGAGGACTATTACCGCAACAAAGTAACGGTTCTTAGTGGACAAGGCGCATTAACCGCAGGGACAGTATTAGGCAAAATTAAAGTTGCCTTACATGGAACTCCCTCAACCTACTCCGGCACTGGCAACGGCGCGATGACTGGACACGCAATCGGCAAAGATGCAAAAATTGGAAATTATATTGTGCGTTGCATTACAGCAGCGACTAACGGCGGAGTTTTCGCAGTATTTACACCGACAGGTGAGAGACTAGCAGACGCGACAGTTGGAGCCGCTTATTCTACAACTCACATCGGATTTACAATCGCAGACGGCGGAACTGATTTTATCGTTGGGGATACATTCACAGTAACCACAATCGCAGGATCTGGAAAATACAAAAAAGTAAATTCTGCAAACACTGATTCGAGCGCATATCCTGACGTTATCCTCTTAGAGGACACAGACGCAACGAGCGCAGACGCGTATGGAGTTGCAGCATTTTCCGGCGTGTTCAACGAAGACGCTCTCGTATTTGGCGGATCGGACACAAAAGCGACTCATCGCGAATCACTCAGAAACAAAAATATCTTTTTGGAGACAATACAATAAAATGAGACTAATCAAAAAACTTGTAATTTTAATTTTTGCAATTGTAGGAGTTGCGGTTTATGCGCATTCTCCAGAGGTTGCTAATTTATACGGATATAGAGCCGACGGTTCTATCAATGCATTTGGTCGCGGTTTATCCGATGCGTTAGGCGGAGGCGCTGTAATGCTCGGCACAATTAGCGCGTTCGACACTCGCACGATGATTGCAGCCTTAGAAAAAATGTTTCCTCCTAGAACTTTTCTAAGAGATTTATTTTTTAAAGAAGAGCAAGTCTTTGACACAAAAGTTGTCCAATTGGACATCTATAAAGGCAATCGCAAAATTGCTCCGTATGTATCTAGAAGAAATCCTGGTCAAGTCGTAGGACATGACTCTTATAAAACAAACTCTTACGAGCCGCCCTATGTGAAACCAAAAATGGTTTTAGAGCCTAGCCAAATGTATACAAGATCAATCGGCGAAAACATTTACACAGCGAAATCTCCAGCACAACGTATGATGGAATATGCAAGTAAATGTTTAGTGAAACTTGACAACATGATTACTAGACGAGAAGAGCAACAAGCCTCCGAAGCGTTATTCACTGGGAAAATTGTATTAGAAAACGGAGATATAGATTTCGCACTTGACGCATCTCATAATCTAACGTTAAGCGGAACTGACTTATGGACTCATGCGGATAGTGATATTTATGCGCAACTGGAAACATGGTCAGATTTGATTTTAAAAGACTCTGGATATTTGCCAGACACTTTAATTATTTCCTCAACCGCAGCGGCTGCGATGATGAACAATACTAAGTTCAAAGCAAAACTCGACCTGTTAAAATTAAACATCGGAACAATTGATCCTAAAACATTCCCTAACGGCGTGAAATATTACGGAACAATTACCGGACTTGGAATTGATATTTGGGGATACTCTGAAACCTATCTAGACACTGACGGAACGACATCTAAAAAAATGGTTCCAGACAACAAAGTTCTATTAGCCTCTAGTCAAATGCGCGGCGTTAAACTCTACGGAGCAATCGAACACAAAGACGCGTTGATTGGTCTTAAAAGATTCCCTTACTCATGGACAGAGGAAGATCCAAGCGCAATGATGTTGCAAGTCCATAGTGCGCCGTTAATGAATCCGGTAGACGTTGACGCCTTTATTGTTGCGGATGTAATCTAACAATGGCAGCTGGCAAAAATAAAAACGGTAGAGACGCGATTAATCGCGTCTTAGATCCGGTCGAGGATAACAACGAACAACCTAACGAGATATATCTAGCACAAAAAACAATCCAACACAGCGGAAAAGTTTTTAAAGCGGGAGAAGTGGTCGAGGTTGGAAGTGAGGATTTACAACGACTAATCAAATTAGGCGCTGTAAAATTACAGGACGATGGATTTCCTCGACTCAATTGATTCTGATTTTTCGGCGATTATAGCCGGAGAATTTTCCGAGCCTTGCACAATTACGCAGGGCTTAAATGCTCCGATTGTAGCGCGTGGAATTTTTGACGAGAACTATTTGGAGATCGATCCGGACACTCAGACAGAGGTAATGTCTAAGAATCCAAGAATACAAATTTTTCAAAAAATTTTGGGAATAGAAATAAAACAGGGAGACACAATCACAGTGAGAGGCAAAACCTATACAGCACATAAACCTCAACCTGACGGTCAAGGCTCCATTTTGGTGAGGTTGCATAATGCTGCCTAATTCACACCAACGAAAACAAATTCGCGATGTCGTTAAATCGGTATTAACCGACGAAACCGCAGCCGAAAAAAATGTTTTTGTGAATCAATATTTATCATTACCACAGGATCAACTCCCAGCGATTTGTATTTACACAGGTAAAGAACAAAGCGACATTTTTAATAATCAAATGCTTAAACGCACTTTGACATTGTTGGTTGAAATACATACGAGCAAAAGAACGCAAGACGGAATGGTCGATGAATTGGAATTAATCGCCGCAGAATGCGAACAAGCACTCAATCAACATGAGGATTTGGACGGAAATTGCGATCAATTAACATTAATTTCCACGGATATTGCAGTAAAAAACGACGGAGATGAACTAATCGGAGCGGCTTTAATGTCGTATAACGTTGTATATTATACATCGACCGCAGTGGATACTCCCGATATTGCACTAGAACAAACGGATTTATATTATGAAAACGATACAGAGGGTAAAGTTGTTTTACCTCAATAGGAGATTTAAAAAAAATGCCATTTATAAAAATTAAACCAGCGATTCCGACAAATATTGTCAGACATCCAAACAATATGCGACTCCTCAAAGCCGAAGGGGAAGAGGTTGATCACAATTCGTATTGGGAGAGACGCTTAAAGGACGGCGATGTAATACTAATCGATACTTTATCGACTAACGTAGAGACAGGTCTGAGACCTGTCTCTACAACGACAGAGGAAATCAAAAAATCTAAAAATAAAACCGAGGATAACAACTAATGAACTTTAATTCAATCCCTAGCAATATTCGCGTTCCATGGACATACATCGAGTTTGACAACTCGAATGCATCCTCCGGAGCCGCAACACTCACACATAAAATGCTTATCCTCGGACAAAAATTGTCCAGCGGAACGGCAGTTGCAAACGAAATTGTCAGAGTGACAAGCGTTGCAGAGGCTAAGACCTTGTTTGGCGCAGGCTCAATGCTCGCACTAATGGCGGATACATTGTTTAAAAATAACTCTTTTACCGAAGCGTATTTTTGTCCACAGGAAGAGCCAGGGGCGGGCGTTGCAGCGAGCGGGACAATCACATATACCGCATCGAGCGCACTTGCTGGAACAATTTATTTATATATCGGCGGGAAACAAATTACCGCAGGCGTTACAGCTGCGATGACAGCGACACAAGTTGCAACAGCGGTCAAAGACGCGATTAACGCAGATACAGATTTACCTGTAACCGCAGCCAATACCGCAGGAGTCGTAACGATTACATGTAAATGGAAGGGGCTAACGGGTAACAAAATAAATATCAGACACAATTACAACAGAGGCGAAGCTCTTCCAAGTGGAGTCGGAGCGACTATCGTTGCAATGGCATCCGGCACGGCAGCGCCAACTCTCACAGCGGCAATCGCAGCCATGGGAGATACTCACTATACAGAGGTATGCTTACCATACAACGACGCAACATCGACCACGGCAATCACAACCGAAGGCGATCTTCGATGGGGTCCATTAGTGCAAAAAGAATTTTTTGCTTATGCGGCGGAGGATGACACTCTCGGAAATTTAGGAACGTTAGGCAATAGCCTAAACACTCCGTTTATCTCAATTATGCATTGTCGGAAATCCCCTACTCCTCCGTTTCAAGTTGCGGCAGCGGTTACAGGCGCGGTCGCGTATTCCTCTGGAGTAGATCCAGCA